CACGGGCACCACGGTGACGGGGGACGATGAGGTCCTGTTGCTCCCATTGGCGTGGATGTAGAAGCCGAGGGACCCCTGGTAGAACCCGACGATCAGCCGATGCGATGTGCCGGACGACCCGGACGGACGCGTATCGAAGAGGAACCCGAGCCCGCTCGAGAACGTGGGATAAACCCAGGTCTCGACAGTGAAATCCTGGGTCCCGAGGGTGAAATCGGCGCCACCGCCCAGCGTCAGGGAGGCGGCGGAGCCATCAAAAACGATGGACGAGCCGCCCCACTTGCTCTGCGCCGCGCTGATCCGCGCATCGCCGTGCGCCGTGACCGCGCGCCCGAAGCGCGACCGGTCCGGGATTACGGTGGCGCCATCGTCCCCGATGCCGTCCAGCAGGAGCACCACTTGGGCCCAATGCGGATCGCCGCCCGCGCTTCCGACAATCAAGTCTCCCACATGGGCGGCGAACAGGTCGGCGCCGTCGTGGGTGAGCACCACCAGGTCGGCGGTGCGGGGAGCGGTCTGCCAGGTGGGCGCCTCGCCGCCCAGCCAGCGCGTCGTGGTGCCGTCGGCCTTCTGGAGGGTGGGCACGTGCCCGCCTGTGGTGCCCTGAATCAGCTTGAGGGTGACTGAATAGCCGCGCCCGGCCGGCGGCTCGGGCACCGTGATCACGGTGTCGTCGGTCAGGGACAGCGCCTGATACGCGCCGGCCGTAAGGTCCAGCGTGTGGGCGGCGCCGATCGTCGCCGTGGCGACGGCGTAGGGCGCGGCCGGGTAGCGGAGCAAGCCACCCTCCCACGTCAGGCCGGTGCCGACATACCGGCGGGCGGAGCCGTCCCAGGCGGGCAGGGCGTGGACCGGGGGCGCGTCCTGGCGGGTGGCCATGGCTTGCTCCGATCCCGTCTTCCCGATGACGAAGGCGTCATCACGTTCGCGGAAGACGAAGCGGTAGTCTTCTTCCGTGCCGCGATCCACCGTCACCCCGGCCTCGCCGGGGGTAACGCCCGCGCCCGTCTCGCCATGGTTCAGGACCATCACGTTGTCGGCCACCTGCACGGTCGGGGTATCCACGGTCACCGTGTCGCCGCTGACCATCAGATCGCCGCCGATGGTGGCATTGCCGACTGTCATCAGATGGTCGACGACCACATGGCGGCCCCCGGTCAGGGCCTCCTGGGCCTTGCCCAGGTAGACGAGGTCGTTGGCTCCGGCGTTGGGGGCCAGGGTTTCGATGCGCGCCAGCAAGGCGGTTCGCGCGGCCGATATGTCGATCCCGGCGGGGTCCTCGGCGCGGGCGGCCTCCACTGCCTTGGCGAGGTACACCACCTCCTTGCCGGTCGCCGAGGGTGCCAGGGCCTCGACCTGGGCCAACACCGCGAGGGTGGTCGTTTCCAGGGTCACGGTGTCGCTCCTTAAATGATGTCCAACCCCAGCGGCAGGATGTCTTCCACTGGGGCGAGGCGGTCCTCAGCGACCGCAGTCCGATCATGGAACGTGCGCTGTTCTCACCGGGCATCGACAGCGTTGATGAGCACGCGCGATCACGGCGGGGTGATCGGACCAGTGATCACGTTGGGCGAGCCCGTGTAGCCGGTCACCGTGGCCAGGGTCACCAAATCCTCGGTGGCGCTGGTGTTGCTGCCGCGGATTGTGAAGTCTCGGGGCGAGCGGTTTCCCGTCTCGATCTGCGGCACCATCCGCCACTCAGTGGCTACAACAGCGGAACCCATGTCGATAGCTAACCAAACTGGTGGCGATCGAGTAGTTACCCAACCGGTGTTGGCTGTGCCTCCAGGTTCTTCCACACCGTCAAACGCCTTAAATGCCCAGTAGTTCTGGTATGTATGTGACGCCGAAGCTACGTAGGGTTCGGGTGTAGATAGTCCGGTCATGTTTGTGGGTGTCCAGACACCAGCTAACCTTAATGAGAAGGCTTGGACACCAATGCTAATGCTATGGTTGCGGTTTGTAATGTGCAGCACATACCAGCGGAACCTCGTCTGACCACCGGCAGCCGCCAGGCGCATCGCCGTTTGTCCGAGCATCAGGTGATCCTCCCGGCATGGGCGGCGAACAGGTCGGTGCCGTCGTGGGTGAGCACCACCAGGTTGGCGGTGCTGGGGGCGGTCTGCCAGGCAGGCGCGCCGCCGCCCAGCCAGCGAGCGGCGGCGTTTGCCTGCTGGAAGGTGGGGGTGTGGCCGCCGGTCGCGTCCTGGATCAGCTTGAGAGTGACCGAATAGCCGCGTCCGGCCGGGGGCTCGGGCAGCGTGATCACGGTGTTATCGGTCAGGGTGAGCGCCTGGTACTCGCCGGCGGCGAGGTCCAGGGTATGGGTGGCGCCGACCGTTGCCTGGGCAACGGCATAGAGCGCGGCCGGGTAGCGGAGCACACCGCCCTCCCAGGTCAGGCCAGTGCCGACGTACTGGTGGGCGGCGGCATCCCAGACGGGTACGGCGTTGGCCGGGGGTGCGTCCTGGCGGGTGGCCACGGCCTGCTCCGATCCTGTCTCCCCAATGACGAAGGTGTCGTCGCTCTCGCGGAAGACGAGGCGATAGGCAGCCTCGGTGCCCCGGTCCACGGCGAGGCCGGCCTCGCCGGCAGTGACGCCCGCACCCGCCTCGCCATGGTTCAGGACCATCACATTGTCGGCCACCTGGACGGTCTGGGCGTCCACGGTGACGGTGTCGCCGTTGACCATCAGGTCGCCGCCGATGGCGGCGTTGCCGGTCGTCACCAGATGGTCGACGACCATATGGTGGCCTCCGGCATGGTGGTCGCTGGCCACGGCCTCCTGGGCCTTGCCCAGGTAGACGATGTCGTTGGCGTCGGCGTTGGGGGCCAGGGCCTTGATGCGTGCCAGCAAGGCGGTCCGCGCGGCGGAGACGTCGATCCCGGCGGGGTCCTCGGCGCGGGCGGCCTCCACCGCCTTGGCGAGGTACACCACCTCCTTGGCGGTCGCCGAGGGCGCCAGGGCCTCGACCTGGGCCAACACCGCGAGAGTGCTCGTTTCCAGGGTCACGGTGTCGCTCCTTTACGTGATGTCCAACCCGAGCAGCAGGGCGTCCTCGATCTCGTCAAGGCGGTCCTCGGCGGCCGAGGCCCGGTCATGTGCGGCTTGCATGTCCGCATCCGCGTTTTCCAGGGCGGTGCGCAGGCGTTGCACGTCCGCGCGCTGGGGGTTGCCGGGATGCGGCAGCGGGTAGGCCCGCGCCGCCGTTTGGTCGTCGTGGGGAACGGGCATGGCAGTCTTTCGCTGATGAGAGGGCAGCCGCGACAAGGGTGGTGGCCATGACGCCTCACCCCGTCAGGGTCTGGAGGGTGGCGTTGTCCAGACGGTGGGGGTAGAGGGCGAGGGAGGCGATGTGGCCAGTGAAGGGAAAGATGGAGACCGCCGATCCCAGACGTAGCGTCGTCACGGTCGGGATGTCGCGTGAGGGATCCACCTGCACCGCATGACCATTGATGGTGCCCGCGAAATCACCTTCAGCGAAGGCATAGGCCGCCGTGCTTCTTTGGTAGGCGCCTGGATCGGCGCTGACAAAAGCACCTTCCGATGTGCCGGAAATCGATGTTTGTAGAAACACGCGTCCGTCACTTGATCGGTATATTTTGTGAGAATTGTTGTTCGTGTCGTCGTCGATATGCACGATCAATTGGTTTCCTGAGGCAAGTCCGGGCCGGAACCCAACGACAGTCGTTCCCTCGGCCGGGTTCCACACCTCCGCGAAATGGTCCCCGCCCAGGACGCAGACATCCGCCGCCCGTGTAGCGGTGCTGTCCGTCGTCGGGATGTAGCTGGTGGGGAACGAACCTTCCTCCAACTGAGCACCCCAGATGTAGAGACCGGAAGTGCCGTCGCCTACGTACGTCGTGTCTACTGATTCCGCCACAGTCAACAGGAAGGCGTACACAGTTGACAAAGAAGCTGTGGCGTTGCCCGTACACGTCAAAAAATACCAATCATTGCTTAGGGCTGTTATGTTGACCGCACCTGCGCTGGATATTATGGATCCTGTACTCAGGTTGGCGTCGACGTATGCTATCGTGCCGTCTGTAGCATTATAGATTTGCAACCTGATCCCTTCTTTCGCGCCGGGTCGAACAAACAGGCTGGCCGTGAGAGGTCCGGGCGCGTGTGACACCGTCTGGCGTACGGAATGCGATCCTGACTCTGTGTCCTCCACAATCTCGTCGGCCGTCGTCGTCCCGTCAGGGGCCGTCGCCGAACCGGCCAATACGCTCACGCCTGCCTTTGTCCACGCGGCGTCATCGAACGCTTCCGATCGCGTCACCAGGTTCGTCCGGCTCTCTTCCACCAACAGCCCCAGGCATTCCCCCGTCATCGGGTCGTGGTCGAGGCGCGGGGTGTTGGCGGCGGCCGTGCGCAGCAGGCCCTGGCGATCGACATAGGTCGCCACGCTGGCGCGGGTCAGCGACAGGCGCGGGTCCCAGACACCCCGCGCGAACGGCAGGGTCAGGGACGGGCGGCACAGGACGGTCATCGGTCAGTACCTCGCGAACGTGTCGGCGCCGGTGCGCACGATCAAGGCCGTTTGCCCCTGAGCCAGGGCCAGGCTGGCGCTTCCGGCGATGGTGTCGCCGCCCTGGGCGGCCAGGGTGACAACCCCGCCTTGCGCCAACACGTGCCGATGCCAGCCTGGCGGGCAGTCGGCCGCCGGTGGCAAGGTCAGGGTGAGCACCGCCGTGGCTCGTTCGCAGCGGCGCAGGGGCAGCGTGGTCAGGGTAGCGCTGGCCGCGTGCGTCACCTCGAACAGACCGGCCACCTGGGACAGGTCGAGATAGGCGGCCGAGCCGAGGGGCGTCCGCCCCCCGCCGGACAGGACGGCGATGGTCTCGGACACGTCGGTGACGGTGGCGGACACCGCCGACAGGTCCGCCACATCGCTGTCCAGGCGCGCGGTCAGCGCCGCGATGTCGGTCGTCAGGCGGTCGTACAGCGCCGCCACCTCCGCATCGATCGCCGTCAACGTGGACCGCAACCGGTCCACGTCCTCCCGCTGGGGGTTGTCCGGATGGGGGAGCGGGTAGTCCCGCTCCGCCGTCCGGTCGTCGTGGGGAACGCTCACGGGCGCCTCCTATCAGGTCGCGACGACACGCAGGTTGCGCACGCGCGGGCGCCAGGCCACGGAGCCGGACAGGGTCAACCGGACCCGGGTGTCGGAGGCGTTGAAGGGATCGAGGATGCAGGTCACCTCCTGCCAGCCATCGCCCACCGGCGCGCCCCGGTCCACGGGCACCGGCACCCAGGCATCGGCGCTGTTCTGGGCATCGACACTGACGGTGCTGCCGCCGGGGGTCAGGGATTCGTAGATCACCGTCAGTTTGCTGGCGCCCGGCGCCTTGATCTCGCGCGAGACGTAGGTCGCCGTGTCCTGAAGGATCCCGAACACCGCCTGCAGACCGGGGTAGAGAACCGGACTGGCGATTTCGGTGCCGGTCAGGCGGGCCTTGACGGTGACGTCGCCGCTCCACCGGGCCGTCAGGGCCACCGGCTCATCCGGACCCAGCACGACACGGGTGCCGTCGGCGTCCTCCAGCACGATCTCAAGCTCGGTGGCGGTGGCCGGACGCTCCACGTTCGCCAAGGCGATGACATCCGACGCCTGGTCGGCGGTCACCGTGCCCAGGACAGTTTCCTTGACGGTGGGATCGAAGCGCGCGGCCAACAGGCGGAAGCAGAGGTCCAGGTCCTGGTGGGCGCTCCAGGTCACGGCGTTGGAGCTGCTGAGCAGCACGCCGATGCGGTAGGGCTGGGAGGTGATCCACTGATCCGCATGGGTGTCGTACTTGCCCAACTGGGCCACCGCCACGGCGTGCTCGGCATCGTCCGTCAGCAGCACGAGCGCGTATTCCGTACCCGCGTCCAGCAGCACGGGCGGCCACGTCACCCGGGTCCACCCCCCACCCGTGACCATGTCGCCGGGGTTCACGTGGGTCTCGGACAACACCACACCGGTAGGGAAGCCCAGATCGGTTTCACGCAACTGCACGGTCACGGGCTTGGTGACGTCGCCGATGGTCTCGAAGATCACGTCGACGCCGGCAATATGGCGGTCGGCCTCCAACGTGAAGGTCTGGGCCAGCGGATCCCGATGCTGATACCAGCGATGGACGGTGGTGACCTGACGGCGCGTCTCGGTTGTGATGGTGCCCGCGCCAGTGAAGCTGGCCACCCCGCGCGAGCCGCCGATGCCATCGAACTCCACCAGCTTGGTGCCGGCGGGGACATCGGCGGGGATGGTGAACCGGCCGGTCAGAACACCGGCCGCGTCGGCGAACAATCCTGTGGACATGGGGCCTCCGTTAGCTCAGGGGCGAGGGCGCGACGGTCAGGCCGTCGAAGAACACGGCTTGCAGTTCCTCGCCGGGACCGAAACCTTTCAAGGTGAAGGTCAGTTCGATCGGCCGCAGCACCTCTGCGGACGCACTGGCACTGGACAGCAGCTCCACGTTGATTTGGGTTCTGCTCCTGTTCCAGCCGCTGGTCCGCCCGGTGAAGCGGACGGTGGCCTCGGCCCAAACGGTGACGATCTCGGTCCAGCGATCCACCGCCGGCACCAGGGTGGTGTCGGCCAGCACCGGCGGGAACGCCATGTAGGGATTGATGGCCATCGCCTTGGTGCGCAGCGGCTGCTCCAGCACCGGCTCCAAGGTGAAGTCCAGGGTGATGCGCTCGGCCAAGCCGGCGTCCGACGGCTGGTGCACGTCCGCCAGGATGGGCAGCATCAGCTCGCCATCGACGATCGCCGCGCTTTGGGCGATACCGGCGTCGCGCAGGTCGTTGTCGAAGAACGGATCGACGAAAATGCCGAGCACCGTGGAGGGGTCGCGGGTGGTGGCGTCACGCTCCAGACGTTCAATGGCCACCAAGCCATAGAGGTCGGTGATGGCGTCGCGCATGGACTCCAGATTGGCGATGGACACCGTGCGCAGACCATCGTTGTGCACCACCGGGTCATCGGCCCATGTCAGCGCAATGTTGGCCAGTCGCAGAAAGCCGGTGGGCACATTGGGTGTCGGCGGGTCATAGGGCCGGGAGAGGCCCTTGATGCGCGTCACCCGGCCGTCCCGGTCCAGGGCCAGGGCGTCGATGCGCGGCATCTTCCAGGTGTAGTCCGTCAACACCTGGGTACCGTTCAGGGCACCGGAAATCACGAACCCGGTGTCGTCCTGACTGTCCGGGGTGACGGTGGCCAGATAGTCGTAGGTCACGTCGTAGCTGGATCCCGGGGCCGGCTCGTCGCCGCCCAGCGACCAATCCACGGTGCCGCCGGTCAGCTTGTAGTCCGTGCCGAGGGCGTACGTCGTTCCTCCCTGGACAGCACTGACGATCTGCACCACCGACGGGTTGGGCAAGGCGTCGGCGGCGCCGGTGTAGGCCCCATGGGTCACCGTGACAGTCTCGCGCTTGGTGCAGACGACGGCGGTGATGGTGGCGATCGGCGTGTGATTCAGGGTGATCCGCCCGGCGCCGGCGTTATCCACATAGACGTGCGGTTCGGCGTTGATGGTGTCGGTGTCCGGATCCTCATCCTCCACCAGGCGCAAGGCCGTGGGCACGGTGACCTCCCAGCCGTGCACCCGGGCCCGGCCGTCGTCCACCGAGTACGTCATGGCCCCGCCGGTACGAGACAGGAATCGCGCCTTCAGGCCCTCGACCACATAGTCACCGCCGGTGCTGTCCCGGTCATAGCGGGCCAGGGCCTGGTTGACGCCGTCCAGGACCGGCGGTGGCTCGTTGGACAGCAGAACGCCGTTCTCCACCTGGTAGACGGCGAAGAACTCCCCCGTCTGTCCATCGCGGGACCAGCCCCAGGCGAGCGTCTTGCGCAGCCGGGCGGCGCCGGCCTGCTGGTAGTTGCGGGTGCCGGTGGCCGGGTCCTTGAGGGAGGGATCCTCCAACTCGGTGACCACCGCATCGGTCACATAGACCCCCACCGCCACGGTCTCGTCGGTGGGAATGGTCAGGGTGGCCGCCTTGACCGGGCGCACCGCGCCCTGGACGTAGACCGCGCCGTCGGTCAGTTCAACGGCGCCGGTGTCGGCGTCCACCACGCAGTCGGCGCCCTGGATCACGGCGCCCTCGGCGAACAGGGTGTCGGCGATGGCCCCGATCCGATCGCGGAACAGCGCCTGAACCTCGTTCAGTTCGGCGTTCTGCAGGACGCGGGAGGCCAGGAAGGCCACTTCCTCGTCGCCGTTGGACGACTGGAAACGGTTATAGTAGCCAACGGGCATCACGGGCATGGGGCGCTCCCTAGATGGTCACGACGAAGTCAAAGGTCTGCCGCACCGAGGGAGAACGCTGTAGATCGGCAATGTGCTCGATCTGAAACAGAATTCCGGCGTCGGCGATCTCTGACGGAACGAAATACTCCTGACCCGGCGGACAGGCCGGATCCACCTCGGTTCCAACGAAGACGGCCAGTTCATTGATGATATCTGCGGCGGCTTCGGCGTAATCGAAGTCGAATTTCATATGCAGGATGTTGGTGGCGTCTGTGGCACTGGTGAAGCGGCCACCGGGGACGATCACCTCGCCCGCCGGGTCGGGCGTCACGAACTGGACGATGGTGGCCTTGCGTCGGCCCACTTCATGGGCCAGCGCTGTGGCCGTGACGTCCTCGGTTCCGGGACCACCGCTGGCGCCCGTTCCCCAGGCCATATGCGTGGGACGTTCCTTGATCGCGACGGCCATCGCCGTGCGCCCGGAGTCCGTGAGTATTGCCATGCACCGGGTCTCCTTTGATGACGATCGCGCGCCGTTTCGGCGCGACACGAGAAAAAGACGGCAGCCGCGAAGACCCCGCTCGCACCACGGGCGTCGGGCGGGGGGCAGCTTTGTCAGGTCAGGATCAGGGTTAGGGTTAGGTCAGTCAGGCCCGCTCAGGTCAGGCTCTTGCCGGTCAGGCTGCCGGTGGCGGTGCCATGCTTCGGTCCGGTCCACCGCGCCCAGGCCCACCGTGGTTTGTAGGCGTCTCCGTCCAGGCCGGCGGCTTCGGTGCTTTTCGTCAGGCTCGTGCCGGCCAGGCTGCCGGTGGCGGTGCCGTGTGTCGGTCCATCCCACAACGCCCAGGCCCACGGCGGATCGTAGGGATCTCCATCCAGGCTTGTGGCCTCGATGCGGCTCATCACCGGCGGCGCGGCCGCGGCCACTCCGGATACGGCACCGTTCTGGTGGTCGAGCACCAGGGCGCCCGTATGACGGGCCATCACAAGAATACCGCGCCGGTGGGTACGGCCATGCATGCCGAAGGGCGTCGGTAGCGGTCCGCCCACCATACCGATATCAGCCAAGGTCAGCTCATCGACCGGGACCCATGTGGCCGTGAGGCTGTAATCGGACAGATCGCCGCGCTCGCTGAGCACGATGGGCTCGCCGGTCTCCAGCACCCGCCGCCAGGGGAACACGGTGTTCGGATCGCCGAGTGGCCCGTGCTCCGACAGGCACACCGAGGCGCGCGGCACATGGTAGGCAACGTCCATGCTGGGCGTATGGCTGGGCAGCGGTCCGGCCACATGCACCGACACACTGGCGCCGGCGATCGCCCAGTTGGGGACAACCTCGCTGTTCAGGGCCGAGAAGTTCAGCCGGAACCGGTCCAGGTATGCCGCGACCAGGCCGCGCGCGGCATAGCGCCCCAAAACCGTTGTGGTCGGCGGCATGGTCACGCCGATGCCGTGCCGCCGGCAGAACGACTGCCAAACCCCATCCAGCCACGTGCCCGACCAGTCGGACAACACGGCGGCCTGCAGGGGATGCACGCCGGAGAGTCTTAGCGGGCGGATGTCGCATCCGTGGTACAGCCTGACCAGCCGGCTGCGGGCCGGCGCCGCCAGGGCGGCCACGGCAACGATGTCACGCACCTGTTGACGGCTGGGCACGTAGCCCGGATCCACCTGATAGGTCGCGAACTGCGGCCCGGGCGGGGTTTCCTCGATGATCGGATCGTGCTCGCCGACCCAGGACAGCGCCAGCCGCAACCCCGCCGGCGTGCCGCGCATCCGCTGGAACCGCAGGCCCACCTGGATGGCCGTGCGCGGATCCGGCACGTAGGGCAGAATCTCGGCCAAGCCGTATTCCCACGCCAGCCAGGGCAGCCAATCCTCCGGAAGGTCCACCAGCTTCGCGGTCTTGATCGCCTCGACCACGGAGCCGAGACGCACGTCGACGGCCGTGGCGCCTTCCAGCGCGCCCTCCAGCGGCGTCGCGTTCGGCGGCAGGATCGAGGGCATCGTCACTGGTCAATCCCCTCGAACGAGACGGTGAAGGCGCCCAGCGCGGCGCATTGCGTGGGCGAGATGCGGACGATGTCGCTGGGGGTATCGATGACGACGCGATGGACGCCATCCCCGTGCAACGTGCGCATCAGCCAGGACAAGGTCACGTCGATGCCCAGCCCGCGCGCCGCCGTGAAGGCGGCAGGGAAACCGTCGCGCAGGGCATCGACAACGGCCGCTGGCGTCCCCGGGCGCAACCAGACCCGCACCGCCACGTCGACGGTGACGATCTCCGCCGAGACCACCGAAACCGTGTCGGTCAGCACCCGGACGTGATCGGCCAGCACCACGCCGGACACCGCCGCCAGCAGATCCGCGTCGGCGGTGCCGTCGCCCTCCGACGACAGCACCGACACCACCACGGCGCCATCCATGGGGCTGGACACGGCGGCATCGGTCACGCGCGGGTCGGCCGTCAGCGCCCAATAGCGGTAGTGCGCGGCTCCCCCGGCGGACGACCAGCCGACGATGCGTTCCCGCACCCGGTCGCGCAACGCCTCGTCGGTCTCGTCGGCCAGGCGGGTGACCCCATAGAACGCGGCGAGATGATCCAGGTCCGACCCGCCGGCAAAGGCCAGCAGGTTGGCCCGGGCCGCGTCGTTCACCCGGGCGCGCAACACCAGCTCGCGATAGGCCGCCACCTCCAGGATCTTGATCGCGGGGTCGCTTTCCAGGTTGGCGGTGAAGTCCGGGAAGCGGGCGGCGAAGTCGGCCTTCATGGCCGCGACGAGACCCTCGAAGCTCAGCGTCTCGACCACCTGAGGTGGCGCCAGTCGGGCCAAATCGATCGCATCGAACTGGGTCATGATGTCCCCATGGTGTGAGACCGGCGGATAAAAAGGCCGACCTGTTCCGTCGGCCGGTGAGCGCGCCCGGGTGCCGATCCGCGGCACCGATCCTAAGGCTTGGACGCTTTCCGGGCGTCCGGGGTGGCGTATGACCTTGGTCCCGATGAATCAGGATCAAGACCGATTGGTGTGGTCCCTGATAGTGAGTAGGCCGACTTCGCGCAGTATGATGGCCACCGAGTCCAAGCGCGGTTCGCTGTGCTCTTGTCCATCGACCGGACGTGGCTCGTGAGTTTCGGCGATACCCGGACCGTCGCGCCGTCTCCACCGATAGCATTGGCGAGACGGCGCAGACTGAGAGGATGTTCCAAGGATGAATGATGGTGACCGTTCACGAAAAAAGCCCCACCCATCAGGATTGAAAGGGGGGCTACACAGAGGTGACGACGGAGACTTCTCTTACCGAGCGAGAGCCCGACTGACGGCGGTGGCGCGGTCGAGAATATCGCCAATCGCCTCGTTGACGCCCTTCTCCAGCGGCGGCAGTTTCGCGCCGCCGTCGGTGACGGCGGCGGCGACGCGGTCCGCCTCGTCCTTGAATGGAGCGATCATGGTCGCGACGTCAGCGATGGTCTTGGCTTCGGCCAAGGCCACGATCACCGCATAAATGCGGTGCAAGGCCAGCAACGCGGCGTCCGACGTCGTGCCCAACAAGGCCTCGGCGTCTGTGCCGGCTTCCTGGTTGATCGTCTGGCGCGCCAGATCGCGGGCGGCCTGCTTGTAGCCAGCCTCCAGCACGGCGTCGGAGGCGACGTAGACCTCGGCACCCTTGGGATAGACGCGGCCGCCCAGAATGGCCGGCTTGTCCAGTGTGACACGTTTCATGGCCGACATTCCCTTAAGTGTTGATTTCGATGACGCTGTTGATGTCGAACAGCCGCGTGGCGGTTTGTGTGGTGCCTTCGATGCGATGCGAGAACTCGGTCGCCTCGACAGGCAACTCGTAGGTGCAGTTGGCGGTCATCACCTTGCCGTCGGTGCTGACGCGGACATCCATGACCAAGGGGTCCAGGGGCTGACCCTCGACATCCAGCTGGGGTTGCCAGTCGTGGAAGCTGTCATCGTAGCCGGTGATTTCGTACACCACCTTGAGCGCGCCCGTGCCGGTGCGGGCGCGGGACTTGGACAGGTAGCGTAACGTGGTCGCCGGCCGAAACGCGGTGATGTTGGACTCCGTCGTGTTGAGCAACGGCATCGCCTTGCCATGGCCTCGGAAGATCACCCGGACCGGCGTGTAGGGCGGCAGGCTTTCCAGATCGTTCAACACACTGACGTCGGACCAGACCTCGTTGATCTTGATCTGGGTGACGATCTCGCAGCCTTCCGGGATCTCCGCCGACAAAGTGGTGAACAGCGACGCGATGCCACCCGACACCGACAGCGCGTTCAACTCGATGGTGCTTTCCGTGATGGCGCCGTAATCGGCGATGCGCAGTGTGTAGTAGAGATCCTTGGCCAGATCGGCCTGCCAGTAGGCGCCGTCCTGGGTGAAGAACAGGCTACCGGTGGCGTCTTCCCTCGGGGTGTAGCCGACGGACCAGTTCGCTCCTGCTTTGATAATCAAGGCGTATGAAACGCCCGCCTTGAGAGCGGCAGGATGATCCAGATCCACCGTTACCATGGTTCCATAAGCGCCGACACTTGCCAGGGCGGCGTCGTCACGGTAGCGCCCCTTGACAATGACCTTGTCCAGAACCGGGCGTCCCTCCGAGGTCTCCACCAGCAGGACCGATGGGTTGGCGGCGGCCTTATAAGTGCCCGGCTTCGAGACGGCCATGGTGAATCCGAGCAGGGTGACGTTCTCGTCCACCTGGAAGGTCTGGCCGACAGTCGAGGCGGCCAGCGGTTCGCTCACCTGGCTGGTCCAAACGCGGTCATAGTAGGTGTAGTAATAACGACCATACCAGCGATAGTGCCACCAGCTGTAATAGTAACCATAGTAATACCGGTACCAGTAACGCCGACGATACGTGACGGTCCGGGTGAAGGCCGGATACTGAGTCACGTTCAGCCATGCTGGCGCGGTTGCAGCGCTTGCAAAGGTCTTGCCGGTGCTATACTTCTTGATCGTTGCTTCGGAGTGCTCGGGATGCAGCACGCCGCCTTCCTTGGCACCAACGGTGTCATGCTGGCGGTCCATGGGCACCACGGTGTAGGCGTCGTAAGGGAAGCGAATGCCCTTGTCGACCTGCGCACGGTAGATCGGTGACGAGGTGTTGGCGTCCTCGTTGTCCACGGTCAGGTCCAGAGGGTTCCAGTACGGAGTGTTGCGATTGATATCCAGTTCCTGGGCCAGCCGGCCCGTTTCCTGGATCAGTCCACGCACCAGGTCCTCGGACTGAGCCACGCGCTGGGTCAGGCTTTCCACGCCGCCAGCCTGCAACTCCGCCTGAAGCTTGGGAATCGACGGTACGACCACCGCCGGCTCCAGGTCGAAGGTGACGTCACCGTTTTCAGAGACCAAATCAGGCAGTTTGCGCAACACCTCGGTGGCGAGGCGGCGATCCGTGTCGATGCGGCCGACGAGGTCGGCTAAGGTCAGTGCATCACTCATTCGGGGTTCCTCCACCTTTTTGAGTGTGTTTCAGGACGCCATGCCATTTGTCTGATAGGGCGAGCGATCCCATCGCCACATGATGCGCGACATCCACGCGTCGTTGGGTGTCGGGGATGCCCGCCAAGATGGCGCCCTGCGCGGTGGCCAGCGCCGACAGCGCGACCCCCGGCCCAAGATCGGTCAACGCACGCAGCACCGCGCGGACCGCGTCGTCATGACTCATGCGTGGCTCCTTCCGCTGTGCCCTTCAGGGCGCGCACATCGTCCCGCAAACGTAGGACATCTCGCCCTAAACCAGACAAAGTCTGGACGATGCGCATGAGGTACGATTGCAAGTAAACGTCCATGCTGGCGCGCGCATCGTCGGCGATTTGTTTGGTCAGCGCGGGCACGTCGATGGGCGTGTACGTGAACTCCAGGTCCGGCAGGGTCTCCCGACTCAGGATCACGAAGAACGAAAAGGAAAAACCGCTGGCTTTGTAGAGACCGCCGACGGCGTCCTGATACGGCGCGTAGGCGTACAGCGTGCCATCAGCCAAGCTCAGACCGATCTCTCGGATCCAACCAACGGTATCCGCCGGCACTTCCCCGTGTAACTTGACGGCCCCTTCGCTGAGGCGCTCCACGACCAGTACCTCGGCGACGTACCATTGGTCCGTCATCGCCGTGGCGGTCGTCGGGTCGCCGGCGGGTGGGCCGGCACCAATCAGGATCTTGTCAATGGCAGGGAGCGGTGTCCCCTGCGTCAGGGCATCGGTTTCGATGGCCACGCCTGCCTGGGTGACGTTCAGTATGGTCATGAGGCGGCCTCTCTTTGCTTCAGGATCGCCACCACGGCCCCCTGCACGGAGCACCTCTTGCGGATGGTGGCGGCGGGTGTATCGGCCAGGTGGCCGATCGTGAGGGCGCCGGCGACGGTGGGGACGCGCAAGGTGCCAGTGTCCGGGATGGTCCAATCGTCCACCCCGCCAGCGGGCGGGGCCATGCGAATGACCCGCACCGCTTCGGCGTCGGGGGTTACCGGCCAGCGGCAACCGTTGGCAACGATGACACGCCCTCGTTGTGGGTGCGGTCTGGCGGCAAGAGTGACCGGTGCCCCGAGGTCGACGCCGGCGTGCAAAGCGAGCCCGGCGGACGCTCGAGGCGCGGAAACCGTGGGCGCAGAACACCGGGCGCGATCATGGACCCAGCCATCCATGCGCCCACCCGCCCGTCGCAGAGCGCGACCACTGTCGGAAATCACGCCAGGTATCACCTGCGCAATCGAAGGAGGCGCCTTGTAGCGTATGACCCGCACCGCATCGGTTGCTTGAACGCGCTGCGCGCCTGTGTTGGCGCTCAGCGTCGCGGTTCGTGTGATGGCGCGCCCATAGAAAACCGTCTCGGTCACCGCCCGTTGACCGATGGCGCCACCCCGCAGAAGGGTCACGCCCGGTCGCACCGCACAGGTCTCGGTCTTGCGTGGTGTCGTCAGGTCCTGGAGTTGTCCCAAACCGGCTTGGGTCAACGCGAGGGCGAGCGCGGCCTCTTCTTTCAGCGAAACGTGATAGTGGGCCGAGACACGTTTTGCCGCGTCGATGCTGGACTTGAGGTGCCACTGTGCCATGGCGGTTGCCACGGACCGGTGGTCGGCGGACAGCGTGACCCGAAAACGACCGCGCCCAATGGCGTCATCTTGAAACCACTCGGTGATCTCGGCGTCATCCGCGCCGATCGCCGCCATCGCACGATGGACCGCGCCCAACGTGCCCTTATGTCGGTGGATATCTCCGCTGGTGGCGACGATGGCGCGCTGGGTCGCCTCGGGCCAATCGTCGTCCCAGTCATCCACCGAAACCGCCCAGGCTAACCAGGGCAGGACATGGGCCGGACACGTCCAAGGGGTCCACAGGGTGTGGATCGTGTCGACGGGAACGGCGCTCAGGCGCCTTGTGGCACCCTCGAGCGCCCGTTCCAGGGCGGTGGCATTGGGAGGCAGAAGGGTGCTTTCCCGGCTGTCAGACATCGCGTCCCCCCAAAGTGAGGGAGACGTCGTGACAGAAAGCCGCCTGGTCGGCGGCAACCACGATGTCTTGGGTGGGAGTGACCAACAGGACTCGCTGAACGCCCGGCCGATGCAATGCGGCGTAGAGCGCCGAGACCGTGACGTCGTGCCCGAG